GTTCGTTTGCCCGATGGAAAAAGAATTTTAGAATTTGATCCTACTTTTATTGCATCTGTGTTCTCTGGAGCTTTAGCGAGCTTTGGCATGGCAACCGCTGCTAAGAAAAATGGCAACAACGGCAATAACTCAAATTCAAAAGATAATCCGCCTCCTGTTGCATCTGCAATTGAACCTAAAAAATAACCTGGTATAATAACTAGGTTAGAATCGGAGGTAAAATGATCGCAGTATATCCTGGAGAGGCTATTAGCTCAGACAATTACCTCCAATTTACTCCTAGAGACATAAATAAACTTCAGAATATTATCGAGGCAAAAGGACGCTATGCTCACTACATCAACCACGGCGTTCCTTACGTTCAAATATTAAAATATTTAGAAAAAGCAATAAAAATTGTAAAAAATACTGAAGATTACACAGAATATTTACTTTTCGAAGCATTTGGAGACAAAAAAGCATACAATAAACTTCCGCCTGGTACAATAAGAATCTACGCAAAAACTTTGGTTTGCTTCTGGAATGGGAGAACTTGGAGAAAGCTTAAATAGCCCTATTTTGCCATATCCAGGGCAACAATTGCTTCCTGGATCATCAAGTACATTTTTTGGCCAGAAATCGGGCCTTAATGAGCGTTATATCTACGATCTCAAGCTCTCTACAGGAGAGGTAATGTATTCTGGGAAGGGAGGAATGGGATTTACCAACGAGTCCCACATATACCTTCTCCACGACCTGATGAGAATGCCTTATGCGGAGGAGTTGATTCATGAGGAATTTAACACCAACTTCAAGGAAAAGTGGGGTCGTAGGAAGTTTGAAAGGCTCAGGCGTAAAGTAAATGCAGAGTTAAAAAACCCAAGTCGGAGAACAATAGCAAAACTATATTGCTTATTAGCCTGTTCTGGGTTTAGGTATAAATTTGACTCGTACGGAAATTTTAGAGGAGAGTACTTTCCGCATACTTTAGATACTTCAGAGATTAATATAAAAAACTTAAAGTTAGTTAATTCTGACTTTATTATTCAGCTCGGTAAGTTTGGTGCTATTGATAAAAACTTACTAACTAAAAAGTCTCTTATATATTTAAATATTCCGTTTCCATCGTCGGTTAGTGTAAAAAAGCAATATTTAGAGTATATTGATTACATAGCTTCTGAAAGCTATGATTTTTTACTAACCTCAAGACTCGAGAATAGAGGCATGGTCGATAAGCAAATAACTGCCTGGAGTAAAAATTATTCCAGTCTTGTAATTTCGCAGTTTAAAGAAGATAGCTTATACGCATCTTCGGATATTTTTATTTACAATTTTTAATATGGATAAAGAGCGCATGGGGACTCATGTCCTTCTTGAGACATACGGCGTTGATTCCACTCTTCTTGATGCTATGGAAGATTTTCATAGTTTTGCAGAGCAAGTCCTTTATGACTACGGCTGTACTATAATTAATTCTCAGAAATACAAATTCAGTCCTCAAGGATTTACTTGTGTGTTTATGCTCGCTGAATCCCATCTCTCTATCCATACCTGGCCAGAGCGCGGGACCGCAGCGTGCGATATTTTTACCTGCGGATTTGTTAACACAGAACAAGTTGCTCAAGAGTTAATCAAATGGCTTTCTCCAATAGAGTATAACATGAGGAGAATTATCCGCTGATCTATGGTATAATTATTGAGTAATCATCAGTTAATCTCATGGCAGGAAAGCGTTCTTTTACCGGCTCTAATAAAATTGATAGCAAGCCTAAGAATACCCGTCAAGGTGCCGGCCAACATACTAAATACGCTGCTACTAGTCGTAACAGCGCAAGGAAAAAATATCGGGGTCAGGGGCGATGAGCCCCTCTTTTTTTTGTCTATCAGGCGACCATTGCCAATCTTGTCGTTCTGACTTGAGCTTGAGCATTTGCAGCAACAGCAGCGGCGGTCTTAGTAAAGATGATATTTACATTACCGCCAGAGATCGAAGCGTCAAATGTGCCGATGATGTCAGAGGTATATACCGTGCCGTATTCGGTGAGGTATACGTCGGTGCCATCGTGAACGAGCATGAGCTCTGTGGAGTGGTAAGCCGAACCCTGCTTAACTTGAACAAGAAGCTTAGCAGTTACAAAGGAAGCAGCCGCCATTGAGTTGACGATGGTGCCTGTTGATGCACCAGCAACAACATTGACGTGGTCAGTTTGGAGCTGAGTGTTATCCTTGTAGAGGCTATCTGCAGGATCTTGGGTCTCAATGGTGATTGTGTCGTGGAATTCACCAGGACCGTTGATTTCAACAAATCCATCTTTTCTTACGCTAAAGACAGATGTGTCAGCAAGCTGAAGATCTAAGAGATAAGAGCCAGCAGCAGAACTTGTATCAGTTACGTTAACTGTAATGGCCGTTTGAGCACCACCACCGGTAAACTCTACCTCTTGGACAGAGTGACCGTCCCAATATAGCTCATACTTGCGATCATCTGTAGAGTAGAAGTTAACAAGCTTAGAACCAGTGGCAGAAGTTGTGTTGGTGATTGTGAGATCAATGCCAATGAAAGTATCAAGGGCACTATTCCAAGTATCTTGGAGATCTACAAGTACTAAGTCGGCGTTATTTCTACCATCTACGCTTAAGAAACCATTAAAGGCGGCCGCGGTGCTACCGTCAGCAGTTCCAAGAGTTAAGGCGCCATCTTTTCTAACAGCAAAGTTAGTTAAGCTGTCAAGAGCAAAATCTAAATAAGTCGATCCAGCAGCAGATGTGGTATCTACAATATCAAGATCAATTGCAGCGAAAGTTACACCGTTGTTATTCCAAGTTTGGTCTAAGTCAATACCTGGTGAGTTTGCTGTTAGGGAGCTGGTTGGCTCAAGTTTGACGTACTTGACTTCAACACCAGACTTAGTCCCAGAGAAGACTGGGGTTCCGGCGGTAGCATCAGACTGAGTGCTCGATCCGCCATAGGTAGTATCTAATAAGAAAGTAAAATGCCCGGTATCATCTTGATAACCGAAGAAACCTTTCTTAGCCGTGGTATCAACATAGTTAAACTCGATACCAAGATCTTGAGTAAGATCACGAAGGGGGTTAAGAGTAAAGTCTTGATCACCAGCACCGGTTGTTGTGAAGTTAATTGCTGTTCCACCCTGGGTCGCAGAGATGGTGATGCTTCTATAGTTGCTACTTGTTACGTCGGTTTCTTTACTAACAACGTAGTAAACAGTTCCGCTTGCAAGCTCAGCAATATCTGTTGTAGCAGCTTGGTACTGTATCGAGTCGCCTACTGCGATGTCATCGAATGCTTCTGCAGCAAAGAAGACTCTACCTGGGGTTCCGGTTGCCACCGCTGTGGCAGTGTATGTTTGTCCTGAGGCACCGATGCTAATAATCGGGTCAGTTTGAGATACTGTACGAGTATCAACAATAGTTGAAGTTCCTTGTACAGTGAGATTGTTAAGTGTTACGTTACGATTTTCGTCGACAAATGGTAAGCCATTTACGCTTATCCCGTGTTTGACGTCGAACTTTCTGAAGTTAGCTGGCATGTTATAAAAGTTAACGCTAAATATCTAGATAATCCTTAAACGATCAGTGTGCGTAGAGTTTATGGTATAATACTCCTTGGCGGGAATTAGCTCAGCTTGGTAGAGCGCTGCTTTTGGGAAGCAGAAGTCACAGGTTCGAATCCTGTATTCCCGACTAGTAGTTTATAGTTAAAAGACAACATTTATTGTTATATTAACCCATGGCCATTAATTACACACTCAGCGTTGGCAGTGTAAAAAAGAGACTCACTGAGGGTGAGTTTTCAAACGTAATTGTTGAGGCTAGTTTTGGTGTTAGCGCATCCTCTGACGCAGTTACTGAGGTAACCGGAACTGACGAAGAGGGTAATGACATTATCAGAACAGTTACTCCTTCTTTTTCATATAGCTGCGGCGGCACTAAAACTTTCTCTGTTGATGGACTCGCTGCAGAAACTTTTGTTGATTTTGACAGCGTAACCAAAGAAACCCTTGTTGGTTGGTTATTAGCCTCTGAAGGCGTTGAAACCGTAGAAGAATTTAGCTACGTTAAGTCTTCTATTGACAATATTGCCCGTAGAATCTACGAACATAGTTTAGAGGTACCTGAGAGCATTGCCGGTGAAAATCCCGCCGGAGCTTCTGAGTATGTCTATACTCCTCCTGCTCCTGCTCCTGCTCCTGAGCCTGAGCCTGAGCTCGCTGCCGAACCAGAAGCACCCGCTGAATGAATCTAACTTACCAACCTTACTTTGGTAAAACTGTAGTCTTTTGCCTCCCAGGTTCTCATTATTCTGGGAGGTTTTTAGTAAGTTTTACTGAGCTAATTATTCATTGTAAAGCAATTGGGATAAATCCAATCATCTCCCAAGACTATAGCTCAATGGTTAACTATGCAAGATGCAAAGTTGCCGGAGCCGATGTCACTAGAGGAAAACATCAAGCTCCTTTTGGTGGGAAGGTGGATTATGACTATATGATGTGGATTGATAGCGATATTGCTTTTAAGCACACTGACTTTTTCAGTCTGCTCTCGATGGATAAAGATATTGCTTCTGGTTGGTACACTCAACCCGGCGGATCTACTCCTGTTGTGGAGAAGATGAACGACGATTATTTTCAAAAGCATGGCTCCTATCAATTTATCCGTTCTCAAGAAATGACTCAGAGAAAGGATATTTTTAAAGCGGACTACATTGGCTTTGGTTGGGTTTTGATTAAGCAAGGCGTTTTTGAATCCATAGATTATCCTTGGTTTGCCCCCAAAATGATACAAATTGGCAAAGACCTTTATGAGATGTGCTCTGAAGACGTGTCATTTTGCCTCGATGCTAAAAAAGCAGGGTATAATATATGGGTTGATCCAAAAATCAAGGTAGGACACGAAAAAACTCAAGTATTATGAAAATTAATCTGTGGTATTGTGGGTCTATGAAACAATGGCGGTGGACATTGACGCATACAAGTGATACAATGATCCAAGAATCAGGACAACAGCCTGATCTCAGAGACGCCATGAATGACGTGGCAAATACTGTAGAATACATTCTCTACAACAAACTACCAGAGTAGTTTTATTTGACTCAATAGCTCAGCTGGATAGAGCAACTGCCTTCTAAGCAGTCGGTCGTAGGTTCGAATCCTACTTGAGTCGTTAAGGTTTAAAATACTATATAGAACTAACGACTAAATAAATGTTTCCTCAGGGTTGGAAAAAAGTATCATATTCAGACGAGATGGTTCCAGAGGCCATAAGAGCTAACGCCAAACCTGGGGCTACCTATCAAAATCCTAAGACAGGCCATACACTTCAAAAACAGGCTAATGGCCGCTGGAGAATGGTCGGTGGCGGTGATAGAATAAAGGCAGATAAGCCTAAGCCACAAGAGTCAGGAATGCCCGACGTTTCTAAGATGAAAAAACTTGCCGAGGGGAACTATGGCATTGTATATAAAGACGAAGCAAATAACCGTGTAGTAAAAACCCTCAAAGAGGGCAAAGAGTGGGGGCAGTATGAGGTTGAGTTGGGCAAGAAAATGGCAGAACTAGGCCACTCACCAAAGGTCCATTCTTCCTCATCCCAGCATATCGAAATGGATAATATTGACGGTAAGCCGCTTTGGTCAAACGGCTACAACCGCACTGAAGAAGAGAAAGAGCGCGATGTGAAGATGACCACAGTCCAAGCTGCAAAGTCCCTTAAGGCCATCAAAGATCTCCATAAGCTGGGATATTTTCATGGCGACATGCACAACCAACAGTTCATGGTTGATGGTGAAGGAGGTAGTGAATCGAGCCTTATTGACTACGGTCTAAGCGATAAAATTGAGACAAACCCTACCAAGGCAATTATCGACTTCAACAAGGTATATAAATTGCTTGATATCGATCGGCCAGAATTCGATTCTGATCCCTATGCGCAATTAGTCCGTGACTCAGTTAGCGCATATAAAGAAGTAAAAGGCGCATCTAAAGCAGCAAAAGAGAAAAAACTTGAAATTGCAAAAAATTACGTATCCAAATTAAAGTCTATGTAAAAAAACCTTAACAAACCCTGTACAAGCGGTAAAGTTTGGTTTATAATATACTAGTGGAAATTACCTTAATACTTATTTAACATTTCCACAGAAGATCATGTCGAGATCTTCTCCATCCGCGGGGAAACCTATTTTTTCTTTCCTCACGAGACACTTTTGAATTATTATGATTAAATCCGCTCTCGCAGCTGCCGCTGCTGCTCCTTTCTTCGCTACTGCTGCGTTTGCAGGCCCTTACGTCAACGTCGAAGCTAACTCTGGTTGGACTGGTTCTAACTATGGTGGTACCGCTATCGACAATCATGTTGGCTACGAAGGCGATCTTGGCGAGAATGCTTCTTACTACGTCCAAGGTGGCGCTACCGTGGTGCTTCCTGATGGTGGTGATACTAAGTGGGTTCCTTCTGGTAAGGCAGGTCTTGGCGTTGCCCTGACCGATTCCCTTGGTGCTTATGGCGAAGTCTCCTTCGTTGGTTCGGGTGAATCTGGCGTTGACCGTGGTTACGGCACCAAGGCAGGTCTGAAGTATAGCTTCTGATTCTTGCTTTAAAGGCAATTAAATACGGGGGTCTTTAATAGGCCCCTTTATTTTTATGAACTTTAAAGAAAATTTAAAATGCTGCGTAAGCAATCCTGTTTGTCATTTTGTGGCATTAATTGGTCTAACAGTTATTTTTATAGAAGGCGCCCATCTTTACGCTCATCATAAAATGGACATGGATGTAGATGGATATATAAAAAAGTTTATAAGAAAAAACCCTGAAGTTTTTAAAAAGTACAAATCTAGTTATTAAAATGACCACCACTAAAAACGAATTTGGCCAGCTCAATATGTTTGCCAAAGAGCCTTCTATGTATATGACAAAAGAAGATCTTGAGCGTTATGGCATTGAGCCATACGCCGAAAAAGCAGAAAAAGCAAACGGGCGTTGGGCTATGCTTGGTATTATTGCCGGGTTTATCTCTTACGCAATCACCGGAAACTTTTTCTTTGGGGCCTATTGACAATGTTTGCTTTATTAGGTATAATTACCTCAGTTGCTTTCTTTGTTTTGTTAGCAGCGTCTGTAGAAAAACTTTGTGAAACTTACTAATGGCTTTTACTATTACCACTAAAGCTCCTGACGGCACCGAAAATACCTTCCAGTGTGAAGAAGATCAGTACATTCTTGACGCAGCTGAAGAAGCAGGTATCGACCTTAACTACTCATGCCGCGCGGGCGCTTGCTCGAGTTGCGCAGGAAAACTCGTCTCTGGTACGGTAAACCAAGACGATCAAAGTTTCCTAGACGATGACCAAATTGAAGCAGGTTTTGTTTTGACTTGCGTGGCTCAACCAACTTCAGACTGTGTTGTTGAAACCGACCAAGAAGACCAACTATATTGATTATGATGACCAGAGTCCCTGAAGTAACTTTTAAAACACGAGCCAAAGACACCGTTCCTACCGGGCAATATATTTGGAAAGACGTAACTACCTTTGATTTGTTTGATAACAAACGAGTTATTGTTTTTTCTCTTCCAGGCGCATTTACTCCGACATGCAGCAACTTTCAGCTTCCAGGGTATGAAGCTTTATACCCTCAGTTTAAAAAGTTTGGAATTGACGAAGTTTATTGCATTTCTGTCAATGATAGCTTTGTCATGAATGCCTGGTTTAAATCCCAAAACATTGTAAATGTAAAGCCTATTCCTGATGGCTCAGGTGAATTTACTTATGCGATGGGAATGTCGGTCAATAAATCAAACCTTGGGTTTGGCTTTAGGTCTTGGAGATACGCAATGATTGTCAATCGTGGCGAGATTGAGGCAATGTTTGAAGAGCCAGGAAAAATTGGAAACTGTCCTATTGATCCCTATGAAGTAAGTGATCCAGAAACCGTACTTGATTACCTAAAAAATTTAAGTTAATGGTTAAATATATTTTTGCTCAAATTCGTTGGGGTTCTCTATCCCCAGAACAAAAAGAAAAAGTAAAAGCTCTTTCTTTTAAAGAGCTATTTTCAATTCCGTACCTTACTCCTAAGTTTTACATAAATTATTGATGGAACATTCTATTATCGAACTTCTTACTTATTATGTAATTGCAGGAGCACTAATTATCGGAGCACCAGCGGTGTTTTTTACCGTTGCTTTTATGCCGGCACTTATGAATACCAAAGGTGCCGTTGTTGGTTACAAAATTCATCGCGACTATGGCGATACTTCTATCTACTCTAAAGTTAACTAATTACTGAGATTTATTATGAAATTTGGATTTACCCCCGAGGCCGAGGTTCTTAACTCTCGTTTGGCTATGCTTGGATTTGTAATCGCCGTAGGCACTTATGCCACCACCGGCCAGATTATTCCAGGAGTCTGGTAATGGCTTTATTAGCTACCGGCATTATTCTTATTGGAACTTTTGTAGGAGCAGCCCTTTTAACCCAAAAGGGTCAAGAATAAATAAAATATTAAATTTAGCCATAAAGATTAAATTTAAGGAGATAGGCTTATCTGTCTCCTTTTATTTTTGGAAGGATGGCAGAGTCCGGCTTATTGCACCTGTCTTGAAAACAGGCATGGTTAAACCCATCGGGGGTTCGAATCCCTCTCCTTCCGTTTGATAATAGCCAACTAATGTCTAAAAGTCAGCTAACTAAAGCAGAGCTACTCGTAAGAGTATTAAAACTAAAAAATAAGTTGAATTCAGGAACATTAGGCTATGATTGGTCTTCAGATCAAAAATGCTCGGCTGATGCCGTGCTTAATCACGTACTAGATATAATAGACGAATATCGTTATTAATAATAAATGTAACGAAAATAACTATTATTTTTTGGTGCAATTAGTATAATCATACACCCCACTATTGCATAATGTCAGAACATCTCTACGGGCTTTACTTTACTATTTTTCTTGTAGTTGTGATGGTGGCATATGCGGGGGTCGATGAAACTCTTAGAGTTTTTTATTATATTGGTCTCCAGATCAGATACAAGTGGATCATGATCATGATGGCGTTTATGAGATTTCGTCTTAAGCGCCAACTCGATAAGATGGAGCGCCAATATAAAAAAGATTTGGAAAAAATCAATGACGAACGAAAACAAGAACTTTTCTGATCTCTCCATAGAGAGAAAAGAATGTCCCAAATGCGGAGCACTTTGGCTTAACGGGCAACATTATTGGTCTGGAACAGGTAATGAGGGAAATGAGCATGATCTCGCAGGATTAGTTTGCAATAAGCACGGTGATGAGACTTGTATAAATCCATGTAAAGGCTCCGATAGCGGAGACACTTGGGGGAAACGGTTTGACGTTTTAAAGCAATTTAAGAAAGATCTAGATGACCAAGACTCCAGATGATTTCTCAGAAGAGGACTTTAAAATTCTTGAAGAAAGGGTGAAAGACTTAAAACTTCAAGAATTATTTGAAGAACCTTGCACTTGGGAAGACGACAATGAGTAAAGACGACAGGATTAGATTAGCTCATGCATTATTTGTTGAGTCGGTAATCAAACCGGACTCGGAGCTAAGACAACAGGCTCATGAGCAACAATGCTACCACGAATTAATGGAGTGGAGGGACCAAGTGTTAGAGTTTCTTGAAGAAAAGAGGGCTTGTTTAAAGTAATTATTGAATTATGGAAGATATGGGCTTATTTAACAATAGCAAAGTAGCTGTCCTGGAGTCTAGGATGAATAGCTACGACCGTTACTTTGAAAAGTTAGATGAGTCCATTGAAAAGCTTAGCGAAGTGTCTGTAGGCATTAAAGAAATGCTTATCAAACACGAGGGAAAGCTCGAAGAAAGAGTGCTTACCGAGGAATCACTTTCCGCCCGCCTTATAGAGATTAAAAAGGAAAGCCACGAAGAACATGAACATCTTCTGGGCAAAATTAACTCGATGCAATCAAAAATTGAAGAATTATTTAAGTGGAGATGGATCGCCGCTGGAGCAATACTCGTAATTGGATTGTTTATTGGCCAAGTTGCTCCAGACGCAAAATCTGTTCCAGGAGCCGTCCTCCAACAGCTCATTAAATAGAATATCAGTGTAAAGTCTCGTAGTTAGTTAGTTAACTATGAGTTTTTTAGTAGCAAATGTACCTCCGCACAAATGCTATGTGCGAAAAGAATACCTTTATGACTTAGAGAAAGGTCACGGAGAATTTACCGAAGCTGTTTGGATTAGCGTAAAATCCATAGCCCGCCGCGCAATATACATTGAGGCACTCTTACCGGAGTACGGGGCCCTCTACGACAAACTCCCTCTCCATGCGTTTGTCTCGGATCCTGAGACTCCTTCACCAGACCTCCCGCTCGATGTAATTGAGTTGTGGGATTGTTTTAGTTACGATATTACAGTGGTGGAGAAGTTTACCTTAAGCGGACTACGTTGTAAGTTTTTAGGGAAAGACAAGGAGTGGCACCATGGCGAATATATG